CATCTCACTAAACATAGTATTATATTGTGACATATCATAGCCCTGATGATCTAAATATTCCCAAGATTTTTGACCAATGTAATTTCTAAAATCTAAAAAATCATTGTCCATTGTGAGTGGTGTTGAATGATATGATCTTCCAAAGTCACCGTGTTTTTTTATATATTCTTTTTCTCTTTTACGTGCATCGCTAATATATTTATTGCTTGCTTTATTTAAAGATTTTACAAACTCTGGTTTGTCTTCACTCCATATTACAGTTGGAAAATAACTATTTATAAACACTATCTAAAAGGCCTCCCTAAATGCCATACTACAAGACTATATCTTGTGCCTGATGTTACTGGTTTAACTCTATGCCACACAAAACTAGGAAACACAATAATAGATCCTTTAGGTAGTATTTCTTTACATTGTACTCTGTGTATAGATTCATCTCTCATGTGTGGATCATAGTTTCTAAAATCAAATTCTAATTCACCACCTGTATATTCTGAACCATCTGTTAATTGACAAGTCATAGATAGTTTTCTAATTCTTCCGTGCTCTGGGTGATTAACATCGTCTCTTTGATAAGGTTTATCCCAACTATCACAATGCCAATCGTAATATTGATTTAATTTATATTTTGTAAACTGACAAGACTCACTTCTTTCCCAATCAAAATTCCAACCAGCATTTCTGTTAGCTTCGTGAACATATGGATGTAATTCTTTATAAATCCATTTATCGTTTAACCATACTAAATCAGAATTTCTTTTTCTCTTTATATCTTTAACCTCTTCTTTATTTAAAGGTTTTTTATTTAAATTTCTTTCTCTTCCATATCCGCCAGTGATAGCCATTGTTTCTTTTTGTGCATTAGCATACTTAATAACCTCATCACAAAATTTAGGTGTTAGTGCACTAGTAAAATACCAATAATAATTAGATATATTCATAAGATATAGTTTGCACAAAATTTAAACTATCCTCTTGGTTATTGGTTAAATAATACATGTTAGTAGATGGAAACATTATAAACTTATTGTTTTTTAATGGTATGTCCCAGCTTCTACCTTTACGTCTATTATCTTCATAATGTATTCTAACCATACAATTTTTAACATTAACACCATATAATAATGTGTAATCTGCTGAATTACGTAAGTCCACTGGATCTATATTTAATAAAGGAATTGTTGTCTCCGCAGGTTTATAAACATTTCCCCAAGTTTCTTTATTAATTAAGGTAAAGTTGTAATTTAAATTTATATGCTCTCTGATATAAGTATTAAGCATATCAAATGTTCGTGAAAATGGTAGAGGTGAATCTGTGACTTGTGATTTTAAAATATCGTCTTGTAATTTATTTCGGTCAATGTCCCAATCTTTAGGCATAGCCACATCACCGTAATATAATGCTATTTCAGATAATACTTTCTTTTGCATACCACCACCTTTTGTAATCTACGCCAAATCGTCTGTCAAGTCCCAAGATTGATTAGCTTCATTCCAATGATATACCCATACGTGAGTATCTGCAGCATTTTGAGCTTCTTGTTCTTCGGTTAATGCAGGAGCATCGCCGATCGGTGATTTCCAACTAGCAGTAGTATTATCTTTTACCCAAGATGGAAAAGGAGATGGAGGCCAAAAAACATTATTATTCTCATCCCAAGTATAACCTATACCTGCGTAGTTTCCTCTAAAAGGTGTACCCCCTAATTTATGTTGATTACCAGATGTGTTATAAGATGTTTGAATCCACATAGGTGCAGGCCAATTATTATGTGTCTCTAAATATTGTTGACCTACTGATTCATCTTCAACACCATCAGCATTTAACATATCTTTGTTATCAAGTGTTAATACACTTATAACTTTTCCGTTAACTCCTAATTTTGCAAAATGTGCCATAATGTTTCTCCTTATATATTAATTTTAAATATCAGTAAATACATATTAATTATTGAAATTTATACCTTATTATTACTATTCCTGAACCACCAGATCCACCTGAAGTTGGGTCTGAATTTGAATTACTTTGGGCTCCTCCACCGCCACCACCTGTGTTGACAGTGCCCGCAGTTCCACTACTTGCTGATGGACCATCTCCTCCATCTCCGCCACCACCTGCTCCACCACAACCTCCACCACTAGAACCAAATCCACCTCCTGCTCCACCACCTGCTCTTGCAACTGGTGATCCTGAAATAGAAGTTGTTGCCCCTGCTCCACCATCTCCACCATTACAATTTGATGATGCTCCACCCGCAGCTGTTGCTCCACCTCCAGCACCACCTGCATTTTCAGAACCGGTGTTGCCGTTAGTTCCTTGAGCTGGAGTTGTTGGAGGAGTATTTCCAGATCCTGCTGTACAATTATTAGCTCCTGCACCTCCACCTGATCCACCATTTCCACCATCACCACCTGGTGAAGGTCCACCTCTACCACCTTTGCCACCACCAGCAGATGTAATTGTACTAAATATTGAATTTGATCCAACTGTTCCTTCAAAACCAGTAGTAAAAGGACCAGTCTGACAGCCACCAGCACCACCACCACCTACTGTAATTGGAAAACCTGTTGCTGTAATTGTAATTCTATTTGGTGCGCTAGGCCTACCATCTAAAGGACTGGCTGTATAAGGTGTTACTGGAGATTTACTTTCTCTATAACCTCCCGCTCCTCCACCTGCACCACCAGTCTGTCCTGAAACATTTGATCCTGTTCCAGCTCCACCACCACCAGCTACAACGACATAAGAAACTTCATTATTTGCTGCACAAGCTGCAGCAGAAGAAACTGTAAAAGTTCCAGGACCTGTAAAAGTATGAATTTTGTCATTACCACAAGTTGTAATAGTCCCACCTGTTGCAACAATAAAATTAGATCCGCCAGAAATAAATTCATTTTCGTGCACTGTTTTCCAACCTACTGTCGAATCAACATAAATAAAAGTTAAACCTTGTCCTTCTGTAGAAATTATTAAATTACCATCAGCAGTACCACCATTAATTTTTTGTCCACTTGCAGGTGTAATTGTAAAAGCATTATCATCAAATGTTTTATTATAATCTTGTATTGAAACTATTGCACCTGCTGAACCAGATGGCATAGTCATTGTTATAGTGCCTGATGTAGTATCAACAAAATATCCTTCACCACTAACTGCAGTAAAGTTTCCTGTTTTAGCAGTTGTCTGCCAATCAACAGTCCCTGTTCTACCAAAACCTGATTGTGTTCCATTATTTGTAATTGTTGCACCAGCAGGAATTGTAATAGTGTCACCACTATCTCCTAATTGAACTGTGCCACAATTTGTTCTTGGACTTATTTTATTTACTTTTACTTCACTCATAATTTACCTATTGAAATTTGTATCTTATTACAACTATGCCAGATCCTCCTGTTCCATTACAACCTCCTCCACCACCATTACCTCTATTAGCTGTTCCTGCAGTATCAGCTCCTGCACCACAAGTAGCTGCATTTCCATCTGCTGTTGGTCCTAAACCTTTACCTGCTCCACCCGCAGCATAGACAACTGGAGATGCAGTAATTTCTGTTGTTACTCCTGCTCCACCTCCACCAGATCTTGCAGAAGTCCCAGAACCACCAACAGCGCCAGCGCCACCACCACCACCTGAAGAATTTGGCGGACTTGGGTCTCCATTTCCTCCATTTTGTCCTTGAGCTGGAGTTACTGGAGGTGTGTTTCCAGTACCACCAGTACCACTAGGTCCTCCACCGCCACCACCACCTGACCCTCCAGGGCCACCAGAAGTTGTAGGTCCTGGTGCATATGGGGCTCCACCACCGCCACCACCAGCGGCTGATGTTATTGTACTAAAAATAGATGGGTTTCCTGCAGCGTTAGGTCCAGCACCTGCTCCAACTGTAATTGGATAAGCTTGTGTTGTTATTGTAATTCTATTTCCTGGAGTAGGATATCCATCTAAAGGACTGGCTGTGTATGGAGTAACAGGATTTTTTACTTCTCTAAATCCTCCAGCTCCGGCTCCTCCTGGAGCTGGACTACTAGGATGACTACTACCACCAGCACCTACAACCATATATGATACTATATTTTGTGCTGCACAAGCTGCAAGGGCTGAAACTGTAAAAGTTCCTGGTCCTGTAAATGTATGAATTTTGCAATTTCCAGAAGTTGTTTCAGTTCCACCTGAAGCTAGTATAAAATTTGAACCTGTATCTGCAAAAACATTATCTTGAATTGATCTCCAACCAACTGTTGAATCAATATAAACTAAAGTAATTCCTTCGCCCTCTGTGCTTAAAACAACCGGACCTTCTCCACCATTAATTTTTTCTGAACCGTTTGGTGCAACTGTAAAAGAGTTTGTATCAAAAGTATTTCTATAATCTTGAAAAGAAACAATAGCACCTGCAGATCCTGCTGGTAAATTAGCAGTTACAGTTCCTCCATTTGTATCAACAAAAAATCCTTGTCCATTTACAGCTGTAAACGTTGATGTTTTAATATCACCTGTTTGCCAATCTACAGTCCCTGTTCTACCAAATCCTGTTTGTGTTGCACCAGATGCAAGGGCTACGGTTCCACCACATCTACCAATCGTAACTGCAGATCCATCCATAACAAGTGTATTACTTGCTCCTGATCCTATTGTTGTTGTAGTTCCACATCTTTGAATAATGTTAGTCCCACAAGCGTTTTGATGTTTATTTACTTTAATTGTACTTGTCATAATTATTGAAATTTATATCTGATCATTACTATACCAGATCCCCCGTTTGTACCATTAGGTGCATTTTCTGTATAAGATGAAGGTAAATTACCTCTACTACCACCACCGCCACCACCAGTGTTTGTTGTTCCATTTTTTGCTTGAGAAGCTGTAGCAGGGGGTTCATTACTTCCTTGACCACCGCCACCAGCACCACCTGCTCCTGAAGTTGTATCTGCTGATCCTCCTCCACCACCTGCAAAATATCTTGTACTAGAAACTGGACCTGATTCTCCATAACTTGGAGCTGTTGGACCAACAAATCCATCTGCAATAAAACTACCTACACCACCAGCACCACCTGTTGATTGACCTGGAGAAGTTCCACCCGCTGCTCCTGCTCCGCCACCACCAGCACCTCTTGCTGTTGGACTTACTGGAACACCACCAGGATTACCTTGAGACGGACTTACAGGAGGTGTATTACCATCTCCTGACCCTGTGTTTCCTTCGTGTGACCCACCACCACCTGATCCACCGCTTGCTGCTGTAGTTCCAGTAGAACCTGAATTAGAACCTGAACCAAAACCACCACCTGTTGAAGTAATTGTAGAAAAAACTGAATTTGCACCAGATGTTCCTGGATTAGCACCTGAACCTAAAGAAGCTCCTGCTCCTCCTGATCCAACTGTAATTGGAAAAGAAGTGGCTGTTGCTGTTAAACCCGTAGGATTTGCTAATGGAGAAGTTGTTGGTGCTGGTAAAGAATGTTGGTTAGACATTCTAAAACCACCTGCTCCACCTCCACCACCTGCCGAAGCTCCACCACCAGCTCCACCGCCAGCTACTACTAAATAGTCCATTTGATTTGGATTACCTGATGGACTTGGAGCTACAGAACAAACAGTAAAAGTTCCTGGTCCTGTAAAAATATGTGTTTTAAAATTACCACAAGTAACTATGGTTCCACCTGTAGCTTGTATAAAAGGAGGTGATCCTGTAACTGAATTGGATGTTTCTTGAACATTAATCCAACCTTCTGTTGAATCAACATATACAAAAGTTGCTGCTTGACCTTGTGTAGATAAAGTTGCACTAGCTGCAGTACCGCCGATTTTTTCTCCAGACTGGGGAGTAATTGTTAAATTATTTGTTTGAAAAGTTCTTGCATAATCTGCAACAGCTACAATTGCTCCAGCAGATCCTGAAGGTAAAGTCACAGTAAGTGCTCCACTGGTAGTATCCATAAAATAACCTCTGCCAGCCGCAGCTGCAAAACTACCTGTTTGAGGAGTTGTTTCCCATTTTACAGCTCCAATACCACCACTAAACGCTGCACCAGTTCCTAATACTACAGTGTCATTATTAGCACCTAGTGTTAAGGTAGTTCCGCATTGTGGTTCGACTGTGTTTACTTCTATCTTAGACATTAAATAACTACTACCGTTCCTGTTATAGTTTGTGTTCCAGTTATAGTTACAGGTCCAGCTAAAACTCCAGATGCAATTGTTTGATCTTGTGAAAGAGTTGTAGCATGTGTAACTAGATAATCTGTAGCTT